CTACCAGCCCGTTCGGGTATGGCTGGATGGCATTACCACGCGGATGCATCAAGTGTTTCAGAAGTCCAACACCTACCGCGCATTGCAGCAAGTCTATGAGGAGATGGGCGCGTTCGGCACCGGTGCGAGCATCATCCTTCCCGACTTCAACAGCGTGATCCATCACTACCCGCTGACCGTGGGTGAGTATGCGATTGCGACGGACGCGCAGGGGAAGGTCTGCACCCTCTATCGCGAGTTCGAAATGACGGTCTCGAGCATGGTCAAAGAGTTTGGCAAGGACAACTGCTCGCCTACCGTTCAATCGCTCTACGACGGCGGCACTGGACTCGATCAGTGGATCCCCGTAATCCACGCCATCGAGCCACGCGCTGACCGCGACCCGAGCAAGGCTGACAGCAAGAACATGGCCTGGGGCTCGTACTACTTCGAGTCTGGTCAAGGTGATGGGAGGATGCTGCGTGAGAGCGGCTTCAAGACGTTCCCCGCCATCTGCCCGCGCTGGTCGATTGCCGGCGGCGACATCTACGGTAACTCTCCGGGCATGGAAGCGCTTGGAGACATCAAGCAGCTTCAGCATGAGCAGCTCCGTAAAGCTAACGCCATCGACTACCAGACCAACCCACCGCTGCAGGTACCGACAGCGATGAAGAACAACGAGATCAACCGCCTTCCGGGTGGTGTTACCTATTACGACGGTACAGCGGCCGCTCCGATAAAGAACGCGTTCGAAGTGAACCTCAACCTGCAATACATGCTGTCCGACATTCAGGATTGCCGCAACCGCATCCAGCAGTCGTTCTTCTCGGACGTCTTCATGATGCTGGCGAACTCGACCAACCCTCAGATGACCGCAACCGAGGTCGCAGAGCGGCAGGAAGAGAAGATGCTGATGATGGGGCCGGTGCTCGAGCGCATCAACAATGAAGCGCTGCAGCCCCTTGTCGAGACCACGTTCAACCACATGATGGAAGCTGGCATGATTCCACCGCCTCCTCCTGAGATGCAAGGTCAGACGCTCAACATCGAATTTATCGGCATCCTCGCGCAAGCCCAGAAGGCCATCGCAACCAACAGCGTTGATCGATTCGTCCAGAGCATGGGAACGGTCGCGGCGCTGAAGCCCGAAGTGCTGGACAACTTCAACCCTGATGCATGGGTGACGACCTACAGCGACATGATGGGCATTGACGCCAAGCTCATCGTTCCCATGGACCAGGTGCAGGCAATGCGCCAAGCGAAAGCCAAGGCGCAGGCGGCACAGGCGCAGGCCGCGGCAGCTCAGCAGCAGTCACAGACGGCCAAGAACCTCGCGCAGTCTCCTACAGGGCCCGGTAACCAGAACGCCCTCAACGATCTCATGAATCAATACAGCGGGTACGGGTCGCCGAGTCCGCAGGAGGTACCGCAATAATGGCACTCACCGACATGAAGATGAGCAAGAAAGAGGCGAAGGAGCAAACCGAACCCTCTCAAGACGATCTGCCCGCATACCCGTGGGGTTTGAGCCTGCACCTGGGCGATGACGAGCTCGAGAAGCTGGGCGTCGCAGACCTCAAGGCTGGCGAGGAAGTCTCGATTACCTGCAAGGCGACTGTAACCGGCTCCAACTCGCACAAAGCCCTGATCGGCGAGTCGCACAACAGCATCGACCTGCAGATCACCGAGATGTCGATCGATGGCGACGGTGGAACAGCCACCACAAAGACACTCTACGACAAGAAGTAGGAGACTCGATGTTCCCTGTGTGGCGAAATACCCGCCTGCGCAAAGACCTGAAGCCTTGTGTTTTCTGTGCAGCATTTGGGCACAGTCAATCGCGCCTCACCGGCCTCATCGAAGAGTTCAGGGTCATCTGCACCAACGTGTACTGCCACGCGCAGATGGCGACACTCCCGCATGAAACAGCGGAACACGCAGAGCTGGTATGGAACGTAGCGACCAGGCAGCTCTATTCCGGGGAGTTTGATACACATAACCCGCGCAGTGACGGTCTAGCGTTGGGTCTGTGAGTGACGCTTACGATCCTACCGACGTCCACGCCATTGAACTAGCGAAGGCGGATGCTGACCATCGCAAGCGCATGGCGAACGAGACCGAAGAGCTGGATCTGAAGTGGTTGATGAGCAGCAAACGTGGTCGCCGGATCGTTTGGCGGCTCCTGGAGCAGGCTGGAGTCTTCCGGCTTTCGTTCAACACCAATGCGATGCAGATGGCGTTCAACGAAGGGAATCGGAACTTCGGCAACCGCACCTTGAGCCAAATCCACGCGCATTGTCCTGAGTTCTACCCAGTCATGGTGAAGGAGTTTACAAATGGAACCGACGGAAACGGCCACAACCCTAAATAGCGCCGAGCCCACCACTCCAGTAGTGGCAGCTGCTCCTGTTGTCGTTGCTTCGCTCTTGGGCGAAACACCGGCTGCAGTAGCAACCACCGAAGCAGTCATCCCACCCGTGGCAGAAGCTCCAGCGACTCCAGCGTCCGCAGTGGCTAAACCCGAAGTGAAGGTAGAAGGCGCGCCCGAGGCGTACGCGTTCGTAGCTCCTGAAGGTAAGGTCTACGACCCGAACATCCTCTCCGCTTTCGAAGCCAGCGCCAAGGAAGCCAATCTGACGCAGGATGCGGCACAGAAGCTGCTCGACACGATGTCTCCGAAGATTGCGGAGCGTCAGACCGAGCAAATTCTGGCAATCAACAAGGGATGGCTCGATAGCTCGACGTCCGACAAAGAGTTTGGCGGCGACGCGCTCGATGCAAATCTGGGGATTGCGAAGAAGGCTCTCGACAAGTTCGGGTCGCCTGAACTGAGTAAGTTGCTGGGCACCACCGGTCTAGGGAACCATCCGGAAGTTATCCGGGCGTTCTTCAGAATCGGCAAGACCATCAGCGAAGACACGTTCGTTTCCGGCGCGGCGCCGGCTGCCAGATCTACAAACGCAGCGTCCGTGCTCTACGACAACACGAAGTAATAACCCGCACCACGTTCTAAATCCACGAGGAGAGGTAATCCATGCCTACGCTTCCGCTCAACGCAGGGCACAACACCCTGATTGATATCGCCAAGAGTTTCGGACCCGACGGCAAGGTTGCCGTTCTCGCCGAGCTGCTCAACCAGTCCAACGAAGTCATCTTCGACATGAACTTCATCGAGGGCAACCTTCCGACAGGCCACAAGTCCGTGGTTCGTACGAGCCTGCCCACGGTGAGTTTGCGCCAGTTCTACAAGGGCACCCCGACCAGCAAGTCTGGGCGCGCCACGATTGAGGATGTCTGCGCGATGCAGCAGGGTCGCAACGAGATCGACAAGGACCTGGCCGACCTGAACGGCAACAGCGCTGCTTTCCGTATGAGCGAGGCTCTGGGTTTCGTCGAATCCATGAATGAAACGTTCGCGCAGCAGGTCTTCTACGGCGATACGTCGCAGAACAAGGACGGCATCCTTGGCCTCACGCCACGGTATAACTCGCTCGAAGGTACCTCGGCTGGCAACATCATCAACGCCGGCGGCGCGGGAAACACCAACACGTCGGTCTGGCTGGTTGGCTGGGGCGAGAACACGGTCACCGGCTTTTATCCGAAGGGATCGAAGGCTGGGCTCACGCAGGAGGATCTGGGCGTCATCGATGCGTTCGATGCATCGAACAACCGCTTCCGTGCCTACGGAGAATTGTGGGACTGGAAGTATGGTCTCTGCGTGAAGGATTGGCGTTACGCGGTTCGCATCGCCAACATCTCCGTGCCGGACATGGTTGGGCAGTCCAACACTCAGGCGATCACCGCGTCCACCTGGCTCAACAAGCTGATGATTCGCGCACTCGCTCGCATCCCCTCGATGGGCATGAGCCGTTGCGCTTTCTATGCCAATCGCTCCGTTAAGGAGATGCTGAGCATCGGCGCTCTCGACAAGTCGCAAAACGCCCTCTCGTTCACCGAGGCGGTGAATCAGTACGGATCGGTCAGCGCCGGGTCTGTGGCTGGTACCGGAACGGGCATCACTGGCGGCGTCCTGAAGTTCCTGGGCATCCCGGTGCGCACCGTCGATCAACTCCTGCTCACCGAGACCGCAGTATCGTAACGGACGGCAACGTAAACCTCTAACCGTGGGGGAGGCTAAAACCTCCTCCACAGAAAAGCGAGATCAACATGGGAATGCTTGATTCTGAACTCGTACTCGCTGCCGCCCAGGTCCCCACGGCCATTGGCGACACCCCGAGTACCAACGTCTACGATACGGGCTCTGCTGCTGGCTCTGAGGAAGCGCAGACCGGCGAAAACCTCTGGATCAACGTCGTCTGCAAGACCGGGCCGACCTCTGGTGGAACCCTTCAGGCCGTGTTTCAGGATTCCCCTGACAACGCGACATGGACGGATCGGCTGCTCGGTCCCGTGCTGGCGAGCGCTGCGGTTACGGTTGGCCTTCCGCTGTTGCAGGTGCAGCCTCCGGTCAACACGCAGCGTTATCAGCGCGTCGTGTTCCGCATCGCGACGACTGCCTTTGCGGCGGGCGCCTTCGATGCGTACATCTCCAACACCATCCAGCACAACGTCCAGCGGCCGTCCGGATTCACGGTCAGCTAAGAAAGTAGGCAGTGATGCTCGTACGAGCGAAATGCACGCACTACCACGGTGTGCTGCGAGTCGAGAATGCCGAGTTCAATCACGAAGGCAAACTCTACGAGCACATCGAGCCGGTGAAGCAGAAGACACCGGTCGCCACAGCCAACGGCAAGAGCGAAGAGTAATCGTCGCCTAAGCCAATTACCAGAGGGGCCGAAGCCAACCATCTTCGGTCCCTTCGTTTTTATGAGGCCTTTATGCCGTCTGACGTGGACATCTGCAACCTGGCTCTCGCTCACATCGGCGATGTGGCCGACGTCCAATCGATCTCGCCGCCGGATGGTTCCGTGCAGGCTGGATTCTGCGCTACGTTCTATCCGATCGCGGTGAGCACCCTCCTGGAGCAGGCGTCTTGGGACTTTGCGACTCGCCGCGTAGGCCTCGCGGCGCTGGCGACGAACCCCAGCACCACCTGGCGACAGGCGTACGCGGTGCCGGGTGAGATGCTCAGCGCGATCGCTGTGCTCCCTCCGTATGCGCACGACGACTACACCGAGCACATCGGGCACCGTTCGTGGTTTCACCCGATGCCTGATTATCCGAACCCAGCCAACAACATCTACACCCCGCAGCCGTTCTCCATCGAGTCCGACGACGACGGCAACCGGATCATTCTGACCAACGTCTGGGATGCGGTGCTGCGCTACACGGTCAACGCCGACAACCCCAACGCGTTCAGCGCGCTCTTCGTGATGGCTCTTTCCTATCAGCTCGCCTCGATGCTGGCGGGTCCCATCATCAAGGGCGATGTAGGTGCGTCGACGTCCGCCGCGATGCTGCAGAAGGCGCAGTCGTTCACCAGCCAGGCCAAGACGTCCGACGCGAACCAGCGCCGCATCGAGCTGAAGCAGTGCGTTCCATGGATGGCGGGAAGGTAATCGATGGCGAATACACGCACATTTCGCGGTTCTTTCGTGGGTGGAGAGATGTCTCCAGAGATGGTTGGCCGCATCGACGACGCCAAGTATCAGAACGGTGCGGCTTCGATACAGAACATGATCGCGACCTCACTCGGCCCGGCGGAGAAACGCCCAGGCTTCGCGTTCGTCAAGACCACCAAGAACAATGGAACGGCGCGGTTGATCCCCTTCACTTACTCGACGACCCAGACCATGGTGATTGAAGTGGGGCCCGGTTACTTCCGCTTTCACACCCAGGGCGCGACGCTGCTCTACAGCGTTCCGGCTGCATGGATCACCGCAACAGCGTACGCCATGGGCTCTTTGGCGGCGCAGGGCGGCGTCAATTACTACTGCACGACGGCTCACGTCGCTGGAGTCTTCGCAACGGACCTGGCGGCTGGCAAGTGGTACGCTCTCCCCGCCGATCTCACGTACGAGATCCCCAACACCTACGCCGCGGCTGACCTGTTTGACATCCACTTCGTGCAGTCTGCGGATGTGATGACCCTGGTCCACCCCAACTATCCGCCTTCTGAGCTGGATCGCCTCGGGGCTACGGAGTGGACGTTCACCCCGATTGTGTTTGGACAGGCTCTGGCCGCGCCGACCGGCCTCGCCATCGTCCCAACGCTTGGATACATGGCCATCATCTCGAGCATCGGTGTCGGCTCGGTGAACCCGCTGATCATCACGGTGGCGAATCACTCGCTGGCCCTCGGAGATGGCGTCTACGTGAAAGGATTG